TGCATAAATTTTTCAATAATAGCAGTTTCTGGAATTCTAGGTTCAGACGTAAAATTAGCTACAACAAAAGTATCTACAATCATCATACCTGAATTTGCAGCATAAACATGGTTGGAAGAAGAAGTATCTAAAGTAAAAAATAGGTCTGTTAAATGGTTATCAGAATTTTATTTTCATAGACAAGAATCTAGACCAAGATATGTAAGTAGTAATTTATTCTTCACTCCTGCAGATGGAGTAATTATGGATGCTAGAGAAAAGGTAAATGCAAATGATAATTTAATTGAAGTAAAAGGATGTAATTTTACTTTAAAAGAATTATTTCAAGATGATACTCTTGAAGGTGATTTTATGATTGTATCAGTTTTTATGACTTTTTACTCTCAACATCTAAATTATTTGCCTTATTCAGGTAATCGTAAATATGTAGAACTTCCATCTATTAGTTCTTATAATAAACCTATGTTAGCAGTAGAAAAAGAAATACTTAAAGGTGTTATTAATCCTGCTTTTCAAGAAGACTATTTAAGAAAAAATAATAGAGAAATATCAGAAATACAATGCCCTAGATTAGATCAAGAATATTTTCTGATTAGACTTGGGGATTATGATGTGGATACAATGGTTAATTTTAATCAGACAGATGGAGAAATTAGTAAACCTACTTTGCAAAATACTTGTATAGGAAAGATTCAATATGGTTCTCAGTGTATTTTAGCTATCCCTTTATATGAAGGGGGTGTTAAATTTAAACTTCGTCCTGAAGCAACTATTTCAAATGTGGTTAAATGTAGAAGAACTCCACTTGTTGAAGTTCTATGGGGAGAATTTTACCAAGAAGGTGAAGTAGTAAAAATAGAAGAGTAATAAACTTATATGGAAACTATTTTTCAAGATATTATAGATAGAATATTTCCACAAAATTGTGGAGATATTCTAAAAGTAATAGAAAAATCTAAAAATATTTTTTGGAAAAATCCTTCTCATAATAAAGAAATGAAAGAAAGATATTTAAAAATTTGGGATGCTGGTTAATTGGTTTTTGTATGGAGTAATAATAGTTAAATATAAATAATATGATTTTAAATGCATTAAATGTAACCCCTTTTATAACAAGTGGTTTAGAATTAGCTCATAAGGCTCAAGTTAGTTATGATCTAACTGTTGCACATATTACCAAAGTAACAGGTGGGTTTATTGGAAAATTTGCCAAGGGAATAAATGAATATGAAGAAATTTCTTTTGTGATAAATGGAAATGGTAACAAAGTATGGGAATTAGAAAAAGGTGAAACCTATTCTATTACATTTCAGCAAAATATAAAATTAGATTCTACACATATAGCTTTAATTTGGCACAAGAGTACAGTTTTAAGATGTGCTGCTCAATTAGTATCAGGCGTATATGACCCAGGATTTGAATCTACTAAGGGTTGTGGGTGTGAATTGATTTGTAATGCAAAATTTTTAAGTATTGAGGAAGGTGCTCCTTTGGCTCAACTTTTAATATTTGAATGTCAAGAATCAGAGATGTATAACGGAAATTATCAAGGTAATAAAGACTTACTATAAAATAAATAAATGAAATGGCAAAAATTGTAAATTACGAAGGGTTAAATTATAATAATATTGGAATTGTAGGTTCTTTAGGTAAGGTTTCCTCTAGAAGTGAAATTCCTTTAGAAGGGTTTAGAGTTATTTGTGCAGGTATGAGTTCTATTATTGGAATTGAATTCCTTCAAGAATGGGCTCAAATTCCTAAAGAATTAAGATGTTCTATTCATATTCCAAGAGATAGTAAATGGAAAGAACATTTGGAATTAATAGCAAGTTGGAAACTTCAAGATTGGATTTGGGTAGGAGTAGGATTAAATACTCCAGATATTGAAGATTTTGCTTCTGAAATAGATAAAAAATGTTCTATATGAGATTTAAATTCAATTAAAGTATTTTTATTATTACTTAAATAACTTTCAATACAAGTTAATTGACTAGGTGAGAATCTCCAATAATTATTTCTTTCTACAAGTAATTTTCTGTGACAAATTTGCAATTCTATAGATTCGAAATCTAAATTAATCATGACTCTATTCTTAGATGCCATCTGAGATGAATCACTAACAAAATATGTAAAAACTGTTGATGATGAATTAAAATCATTATATGATATACTCATGGAATTATGGGGAGGAATTAGAAGTGGAATTAGTTATTTAGGATTTTCTTCTTTAAAAGAAGCAATTGGCCAAGGTGAATTTTGTATATTAAGAACTCCTTTAGAGGACATTTGATAAATATAATAAGTAGGTTATTAATAAAATAATGACCTACTTATAATTAATACAAATCTTTCACAAATTTTAAAGAAATTTTGCCGATTTTCATATTATTCTTTCGTACCTTTGCAAAGTAATAAGATTATAAAATTAAGTATTTGTACCATTTTAAACAAGTTCAATTTTATAAGAAAAAGAATTCAAATGACAAATATTACAACTGAGCATAGCTCCTGCTTTAGAAAACTCACTCAAATCAAAAAATACTGGTTCCATTCCAAATTCTGACAATGCATCTTCTAAAAATTGATTTTTATCTCTCTCTGTATAATAAACTTCTCCATCTACTTCTGGATCTAATGAATAAAAATCAGAAGCACATAAAACATAACTTCCTACTCTAACACAATTAGTTAATCCAAAATCAGCTAATTTTTCAGGAACATTTATAATGTTACAATATTTTCTCACTTTTTGGACATCTGATTCAGAAAGAATTTCTGTACATAAAAATACATTTGCTTTTTCTTCTTCTAAATTATTTGAAGCTGTAATAGGAAAACAAAGACAGTCAAAATGATAGCATTTTTCATTTGTCATTTTAACAGGGATGAAATTTACATCAAATTGCTCAGACATCCATTCATAGGCACGAATATCAGAACGAAGACCATAACCACAAAGATATGTATCTTTTCCATCAAGTTTTCCTATAAATTTACCACCATCTGCTTCACCTTCAAATTTAAAGGGACAGATAACAACTTTACATCCCATATTCTGCATAAATTTTTCAATAATAGCAGTTTCTGGAATTCTTGGCTCAGATGTGAAATTAGAAACAACAAATGTATCTCCAATCATCATTCCTGAATTTGCAGCATAAACATGATCAGCTAAACCTTCTTCATCTTTAGGAGATGGCATAATAGTAACTAAACCTTGTTGATTTAAAAACATATACAAATCCAACCATTGATTGAAAGCTGTTTCATTATCAATTACTCTATCTTCTTCTGACAATTCTGTTATCCATACATTATTCTGATTATCAGAACTTGCATTTGTTGGCATAACCATTAAGAAACTGGGGCATTCTGCATTGAATAAATCAATTTTTTTCTGTACTTTCATTTTTATTATTTTATTATTTATATTTAAAATTCTTAGACAAAGGTAAATTATTTCTTCCAAAACTCAAAACCAAAAGATATTAAAAATTGCTAACACTTTTTAATTTCTTAATAGGTAATTGATTATTCCAAAAATAAAAAGGTGTTTTTAAATTATCAAATGTTTCATTAAATTCTTCTAAATTCATATCTCCTGCATCTTTATAATTACCATCATCTTTTTTGATAGGATTAAAAGCAATAAGTACGGTAGGAAATACTTCCTGAATCAAAAAGGAATATTCCCGAATAGAGTTTACAGCATCTGGATCATAAAATAATATAAAATTTTTTATATTTGGACCTTTTAAAAATATTTTCTTTATTTGTATATCAGATATTTTTTTGCCAAATGTACAAATACATTTCATAAAATCATCACTAAAAAGATTTAACTTTATATCTGTATTTAATTTACTTGTTATACCTTCTTGACAGATAACTGTTTCTGTGTTTTCATTTATTTCTTCTAAACCAAATACAATTTTAGAAAAGTCTGTTTCTCCTGAATTTCTCCATCTTAATATTTTCTTTTTATTTTCTTCATTATATAGATCAATTTCTTCTTTAGAAAGAATACTTCTAGCAACCCATCCTACATTTATATTATTTTCTTTTATAACAAAAATAATATAATTTTTTAACTCTTCATCAAAATTAGATACTCCAATAGTCCAATTTTTGTAAATACTTTCTGTACAACCTCGACTATTTAAATATTCAGAATCATAAATTCTCTTAAATAGTATAGGTAATGAACATTTTGGCAATTCTTCTATTGTTATTGATTTTATTTTTTCAGTAATTAGTTTTCTCTTTTCTAATATTATATCTGAATCAATATCCTTGTATTTTGAAATTAATTCCTTTTTACCAATTTTCCAGAGTAAAACCTCTAATCTCATATGTGCTGAACATTTTACACACTTCCATGAAGCAACTTGTTCACCAAATAAAACTGCTAATTTTCCAGGATTATCATTTCCGCATTTAGGGCATTTATAAACAGAATGACTTCCTATCATCCATCCTTTTTGTCCACTAAACTTTAATCCAAATTCAGAAATTACTTTATCCTTATCTACAGCCATTTTTATTCTTTACCTGTATGACCAAATCCTCCTGAACCTCTTTCTGTTTCACTTAACTCCTCAACAACACTCCATTCAGCTTTTTCGAATTTTGCAATAACCATCTGACATATCCTATCTCCAAATCCAACTGTAAAATCTTCATCTGAGTGATTTATAAGAATAACGCATATTTCTCCAGTATAATCTGCATCAATTGTGCCAGGGGAATTTAAAATAGTTATACCATTTTTAATAGCCAATCCTGATCTAGGTCTGATTTGAGCTTCATACCCTTCAGGTAATTGAATAAATAAGCCTGTTTTGATTAATTTTCTTTGACCAAATCCAACTATAGTAGATTCATTTGAACGTAAATCCATTCCAGCTGACAAAAATGTAGCATAATCTGGTAATAGATTTGAAGATTTATTGACAATTTTGATTTTCATATAAATATATTTTTTAAATTAAACTTGTTGCAAATTCAGATAAACTCTTTTTGCGATCATAATAACGACCATGAGAGTAATCTGTGTATATTCTTATTAATTGTTTATTTACTTTGCTTGAACTTCTACTCTTATCAACAAATAAACGTTGAATATCACTATTGTATTCAGTCATTGTTTGGTTCATTGAAAAGAATAATGAAAATGAATCAAGTAGATTTTTATCTGCTGATAAATCATTTCTTGTCAAACAAAACTCTTCACTATTTATCAATTCTGCACTTACATTTGATGCTTGAGTTGCAACAAAACCAGCTTTTATTTTTTCACTAACAACTAAATTCTTAACTCTTCTAGCTATAGCTTGCCTTCTTTGTTTTTCTTGACTAACAGCATATAATTTACCATCTCCTGGTTCAAATAATTCCAAATAATCTAAAATAAGTACATCAGGAGGTTGACCATGAGCTTTTTTATATTCTTGAGTCAAATTATAAACATCTGTAATAGAACCTGAATCAAATGTTTCAAAAGCAAAAACCTCTATTTCACCTCCCTTACTTGTTATTTGTTCTGCTATCTGACTTAATTTTGCTATTTGTTCTTCTTCTAATTCTGCTCTTTCTATATTTAATCTAGGGATAGCAGACCAACAACTATCTATTCTATCTTCTATTTCTTCTTTTGTTCCCTCTGCTGCAACATATAGAACTTTAGCTCCTCTTCTTGCATTTTCAACAGCTATAAATGTCAATAGTGTTGTTTTACCTTGCCCTGAAACACCTAAACTTAAAACAGTATCATAAGGTTTTAAAGGATAATTATAATCTAATTCATCTATTCCTGTTACAGGGGTTACAAAACCAAAGTCATCATTCTTTAATAACTTAGAAATTTTCTTTTGATATTGTCTATCTTGAAAATTAGCAAATATAGAAGAAAAAAGATATTCACTACTTAATGTAAAATTATGTAAAATTTCACCTGTTTCAAATAATAAATCTCTCGCTTTATTTCTATTTCCTTTAGAATATGTTTCTTGAAAATTATCATAAAATTCAATACAAATTGCATTTTTCAAATATTCTTCAAATGAAGCTATAACCTGTTGTTCAGGTGGAACTTCTATTTCCTTTATTTGTTCTAAAACTTTTACAGCTTCTTTATTATCTTTGCAATTTTGATAGAGAACTCCTAAAGAAGGAAGTGTATTAGTAAATTTGACTTCTTTCTCTATTTGTTTTAAAATCTCTTTGTATGCTGCAGAAGGAAGATATTGATATTTTAAATGTTTTAAAACAATATCACATATTTCTTTTCTTTTTAAACTTAGCTTAAAAAGTTCTATCAGAAATTGTTCATTAAGTTCTTCCATAATTTATTTAAAATCAACTATTATTAAATTTTGTTGATTTTCTAGCATTTTTTTTGCTTCTATCAAATTATTCCATACAGTACTTTCTTTAGCTCTTATAATTCTTAAATATTTCTCTTTTCTTTTTATAAAAGATCTAAGAGCTTCTTCTTTAGTAGCCCAAGCATATCTCTTATAAGCAGCTTTATACATAAATTTACTCTCATGCTGCATCCCTCCTGAAAAATAATCAAGAACTATCTGATACCCACAAGGTGTATCCTTAATAATAGTATAAGTTTCAAGAATTATTTTTTCTTTTAATATAGGAGATGTTGTATATCTATATAAATCCATTATTCTACTTATTTAATAATAATTGAAAGTCTTCTTTAGAGATTATTTGAATACCTAATTTTCTTGCTTTTTCAAGTTTCCCTGAAACTTCACTAATATCTTTAGCTATTACACAGGTACATTTTTTCGAAATTGATTCTAATACTTCTCCTCCTTTTTCAATTATTTTAACTTTTAATTCTTCATCTCTAAAACCGGTAAATATATATTTTTCATTTATCAAATTTAAACTCCCCTCAATATGAAGATATTCTACTGTTTGTTGGATTTTGCTTTTTCCAAATATAGGATAATTTTTTAAATAAATATCACAAAATGTATAAAAGTCAATTATCTTATTTAAATAAATTTCCGCAGTAATTTGACCAATTTCTGGTAAAGCTAAAAGATTACTTAATGTATAATTATAATACTTGTCATCATAATAATAAACAGCATCTATTTGAACTTCATTTAATACTTTAAATGTTTGTTCTCCAATACCTTGAAATATTCCACTTGCAGCTTGTAATTTTTCTAATAAAATTCCTTTTTGCTGTAACTCCCTCAATTGATTTAAATAAGATAATTTGGTAAGAGAGCCAACTCCTTTAACAATAGCTAATTCTATCTTATTTTCATTTAAAAAATCATCTAAAAATAAAAACCCTTCATCAACAAAGGATTGAACAGTTTTTAAACCAAATTCCTTAATTCCAATTGTTTTTAAAAAGAAATAAATTTTATTTGAAGTTGAGCTTGAACAATTTTCTAAATTAGAGCAATACATATCAACATGATTTTCATCCCATTCTACAGAAGCACCACAACAAGGACAAAATTCTAATTCTTTTATTTTTTCTTCATTGTTTATAAATGAATCAAATTTAGGATTTATAGCACCTGCACGAAAAACATATCCTTCTGTTCCAATTTGAATATTATTATCATAAATATATTTCATATTATATAATGAAATATTACTTACCATACCATTATTTATTTTAATTGGCGTAATCTCTGCAATAGGTGCTATTTTTCCATATCTAGAAACTTGATAACGAAGACTATTTATTTTTGTTTTAAATAATTCTTGATTATATCTTGAAGGTTTGTAAGCTCTTGAAAATTGAGGATATTTATTTAAATAACCAAGTTCTTTTCTAAATTCAGATTCATTTATATCTATAACTAACCCATCA